GTGGACACCGATTACTTCGCATCCTACCATGAGTATAAGAGCTCCGGAAAGAGGGTTTTCCTCTTAAAGAACTTTACTCAGCCGCAGTGGAAATCTGAGGCTCATCCCCTCGCTTTTAGCGTTGGTCTGACGTCTCAGTGGACTGTTGCGGACAATAGTGATGTCGTGAACCCTTACGGGACTTCCAACACCGTTGCGGCGTTATACAACCGCGCAGTGATTGCGAATCTGCAAAATCGGATTCGTGCTGAGCTGAATACTAAAGCTCTCGACACGAACTTCGATGCTGCAGAGGCACTCACAGGATTGAAACCTACCGTAAGGATGGTTTCAGGGACAGTGATTAGGCTTTTGCAAGCCTTCTTCGCTGCACGAAAGGGCAATTGGCAACGCGTAGCTTACGAGCTAGGCCTACGCCAACGGATTAAATCCACCACCCCAGCTGAACTGTGGTTACAGTATCAGTATGGGTGGCGTCCTCTAGTGAACGACATCTTCGATGGGTCCAATGAGATCCTCAAGGCCTTTTCGCAAAGGGCCCCTAAGGAGGATTGGTACACCGTGACACGAAACGGCTCTGCAGGGTTGTTACTCCCGCAGGGTACGCCGAGCACTCAGGTGGAAGCTGTGTTTTCTAGCACAGCGACTGCTGGTGTATCAGGTAGGTTACGGTACACGATAGATGACGCTTTTGTAGCGTACATGTCGAGTATTCGTATTGCAGACCCAGCTTATATAGCATGGACTGCTCTGCCGTATAGCTTCGTTGTCGACTGGTTAATTCCAGTGGGCGACATGCTGGCAGCCCTACATGGGCACATGGGACTGAAGTTCCGTGGTGGTAGCATATCTACGCGGGTAACCGCTGTGCAAACCGCCAAGGGTGGGAAGAAATCCCCTTCAGAGGGGTATCCGAGCATCCGCAGTGGAACTGCGACTGCGGAAGTGGCATGTGTGTACTTAGCCCGGACAGCTTTCTCAAGCTTTCCTGGGTTTCTTCCATACATAAAACTTCCTTTTGGCTCTCCCGAGCGCATTGCATCCGCAATTGCGTTGATCGGAAGTGCAAAACGCTACAGATAGGGCTATTCTGGCCCTCAACCCTGTAACATAGGAGCATCAATAGATGCCACAACTCCAGAGTCTGGTCCTCACGGATCGGACGCCTACCACGCCGGCAAACCTCACCTTCGTCCCGCGAGACATCGCGAAAGACGTTGGTACGGTCATTAACTCGGCTGGTACCCCTGTTGGGGAGAAGCGCTGCTCTGTCTCAATGGTGAAACGGAACAATCGCTTCAAGGGTGAAGTGCGGCTGGCTTTGCCGGTCGTGGTGACTGAGACCATCAACGGTGTCAGTCGGCCCACCGTGGCCCGTACTGCATACGTAACGTTGCAGGCGGACTTCGCGGCCGAATCGACGGAACAGGAACGCAATGACGCCATCGGTCTGATGGCCAGCGCCCTGGGCACGTCGAAGGTGCTCGTGAATGATGCCCTCGTGAAACTCGAGGGAGTATACTGATTGACCTTCCTGGTCGTCAGTGTGCTGGTAGCCGGCGGGTCCTTAATCGGACTCTATTTGGCCAGTATCGGTTGTGAGTTTACTCTCGCCGGTCCTGTGATGCTTCTTGCATCATGCCCTTTCTCACCACCTTTGTGGTGAGATGTCTGGCGGCAATTCCGCCGCCAGCTCTACGGTGAAACCCTGAAGCGAGGAAATATCCCGTGAAAACCAAACCAAAGTCAATAGACTTGGCAGTGTCTCCCAAGGTGTATTCCGACTTCCGTGACTTGCTCAGAGAGCAGCTATCAAAAGACCCTAGCTTTAAAGCCGAATATTTGGCTCGCGAGTTTGAGTCTAAGCTGCTCGATCCGCTTGTTGCGGCTGATCCGGAATCACGTCGCAGCCGGGCCATAACAAAATGGCTCGACTGCGAAGTGCTCAACGAGGCTACCAGTTATCGTCTTATGTGGACTGATGAATGGGACGTTGTCGCTAATCGCGGCGATTTCTCCATCACCATGTCGGACGTAATATCGACCGCTGCGCGTTTCATAAGAGAGACGCTTGGCGAATCGGTACCGTGGGCTGACCTTTCTGGGTCATTCTCCGGTGGTGCATCAACCTCGATTCGTCGAGGAGTAGGCACGATAGCCCGAAAGTACCAGCTGGGGACGGATATCACGCAAGATGCTATAATGCATTTCCTGCGGCTGACTCGTTCAGCTGTTTGGGCTCCGAGGGACTTCACAGTCGTCTCGGGGAACGTGATGTTCACCGTTCCAAAATCGTCTCAGATTGATCGGTGCGCCTGTAAGGAGCCCGATTACAACATGTACGTGCAAAAGGCGATCGGCGATGAAATCCGCCGCCGTCTGCGTCGTGTTGGCATCAATCTCAACGACCAAACGAAGAATCAACGTTTGGCACGTGAGGGGTCGAGAAGTGGCGAACTTGCCACCATTGACCTTTCGAGCGCGAGTGATTCTGTTACTCGCACCCTCGTAATGATGCTTCTCCCAGAGGATTGGTTTAACCTCATGGACGACGTTCGTTCACCGATCACGATGATCGATGGCGAGCCTCACGAGAACGTTATGTTCTCATCCATGGGGAACGCCTACACGTTCGAGCTCGAAAGTCTTATCTTTTGGGCTCTGGCGCGTTCTTGTGCGTACCACCTGGGTGT